AGCTTTTCTGGCTTCAATCTTTTGTTGTAGTGGTACCATTTGTTGTTGAATTTGTGGATTCTGTTGCATCATCTGTTGCATTTTTGCAAGTTCTTGCAATTCATCTCTAAATTCTAACTCAATTTGTTCTTGACCCATTAAACTTATGTGCTCCATACAGTTTTTTTGTACCGCAGCACTAACCATGGGTGCATTTCTAGCTAAATTAGTTGCAAGAAAATTTAAATGCGCAGTCATGTGTGCTCTGTGGTCTTGACCTGGGAAAGCTTGGAATGGTTTTGAACCCATTGCTGCAATATGTTCTAACGCCGGATCTAATGGTGCTGGTTGTTCTGGTTTTTTTAAAATTAAATCAATATCTTTAACACCTAAAGCTTCATACATGTTTCTAAACACTTCGTACTGATTATGTAACTCTGGATTTGATGCTGCTAATTGCATTTCTGTTTGTGCAATAGATATTCTTTGTGTTTGAGAAAAAATATTAGGATCAGCTACCGGTAAGATATCTACTCTGTCATCAAAGTCAGATTGTTTAATTTGTTTTTGTCCACCAACAACATCGTAAGGATATTCTGGTGGTAAATAAGTTTTAAAGACTCTAGCAAGAATAGTAAATTCTTTTTTCATGGCAGCATACAATCTTTTATGTATCGCTGACATAACTCTAGATCCTCTCTCCAACATGGCTACTGTCGTGCCCACCGCTGCCTGTTGGTTCCCATCTCCTACTTGCATATCGGCAATCGAAGCGAATCGTTGCCCTGCATCTACCACGACACCCATAAGTTGTAATAAAGTAGCTGATGGTTCTTTAAAAGGTAATGTCATGAAGGCATCTTTTAGATTTCCTCCTGGAGCATCTACGTCTCTGAACTCACCGGGTTGGATAGATTGTGCTTCATCTCTCATCTTGATACCACGCATTTTAAATCCTGCGGGTAAGTTAGACAAGGTACCAGCATCGAGCAATTGTCTTAGTGCTGCTGTTGCTGTTCTTGATAAGCCACCTATCATGTGAGTTAAACCAAAACCGTAAAAACCTAAACCAGGTAAAAATTTAAAATGAACAAAATAATTAATTTTAGTTTTCATCATATCTTCTGCTGCAAAGTTTCTTCTAATTGATAATATTTTTCTTGTACCTTCTTCTAAAGTTACAATGTAAGGAAGTTTAATTCCTGTAGGTGTTTCATCTTCACCTAAATCTTCAAAGCCTTCTAAATCTAAATTAACATGGCACTCTAAAAGCGTAAACATCTTTTGATCTCTACCTCTTTGTGTACCTTCTAATTTTCTTTCAACTTTTTCTGAATCTGTTTCTTCCATGTAAGATGCATCCAGTTCCATATCCCTATAGAATCCACCTACTTGTTGTTTTCTTAAATCGTTTTCTGTCATACGCACTTTGTGAATTATAGATTCACAATCATCTAATGATGTTGCAGTGTATGGTACAACAATGTCATCAGCCGGTACAAATTTAGATACGGCTCTTTGCATAATCTCATCGTAGTAAACTTTTTTAAATGCAGATCCTGCTAATGGTAAATAAAATAACATCTGGTCAAACTCTGCCTCGTACTCTGGCATTTGTGACATTAATTGATAATTCATAAATTCTTTAACTCTTACAGATTGAGCTTCTTTTTCAGGAGTAGGTATTCCAATAAGTTGAGTTCTAACAGGGCCATCTGCTGGTAATAATTCTTTGTATGCTTGTGCTTGAAACTGAGTTACAGCTTCTGCTAATACTGGGTGAGTTGCACCTGATGCTCCTTTGAAAGGTTCTGTTCTATCATCGTAATTAAAACCTAAAAGTTCTAATCCTTGAGTGTAAGTTTTTTCCCAGTCTTTTCTTGAATTTTTGTAATCCATGTAATTGTCAGAAAGTTCTGAGCCTAATGGATCTAGTACATCGTCTGGTAAATATTCAGCGAGATTCGAGAAATGGTTTTCACCACCTTCTACATTAACCTTTGAGGGATCAAAGTTTATGTCAACACTACCGTCTTCATTCTCTTGAACTTCAACTGGACCCTTACTATCAGGCAGTCCTGTCTCTTGTTCAAACTCTACTTGTAACTCTTCCTCGCTAGGAATGTTAACTTCTTTTCTTATCTCGTTGGGTAATACTTTGTCTGTTGCCATTTATTTTTTCCAGTTTCACTGTCTTAACAGTATTATTCTTAATATTCAAGCCCTGTGGGTTAGGTCCTCTTTTTGGTGGTGGTCCTGATTTTTTTCCTAATGTCATTATAATCCTAAAATCTTAGCTATCCCGCCACTCGCCATTCGTATCCTGCCACCTTTGTTTTTATTTTCTCTTTCTTTAGCTAGGACTAGTTGTATAGCTGATAGTTCTGATATACTGCCATCCATTTCTTTTACTACAAGTTTTTCAAATGCTCTTTTTTCTGAATCACTTTTATTTTTTGTATATTGATCTGTTAAGCTAGACATTAGTAATACTTCTTTGTTGTTTTAAAAATCTTCTCGTCTTTATAATCTTCTGGGTGAGGAATTAATCCTCCCTGTCTAAATCGCATAACAGCTTGAGTCATACTATCAACTAAGTCATCATGATCGCCATAAGGGAACGCTGCGCACTCCTCAATGACCTCTTCCGCAAACTTTCGCTCCGGTGCCCATATCATACCACTTTCAAACAAAGGTGCAACAGAATTAACTCTAGTGTGTTTATCATTACCTCTCGATGGTGTGTAGTTGACAACTGGTATTCCCATAGCTCTAAGTTCATACGTCAGTGGTAGGCCACTAGCTTTCGCCTCAACCAACACAGTCTCTGGCTGCCAGTAATCATATTGCTCTTTAGCAACACGACGAAGTTCTGGAAACTCGTATCTACCTTTTAGTGAATCTAGTAATATTAAATTAGATGGACTGTCCTCATTCTCTCGAAACACGCCCCACGTTGTGATAGCCGAGTAATCGGCTGTCTCCTTTTTCATAAACGCTGTGTCATAGGATTGTATGATATGCTCTAGTTGTGGCATGTCATCTTTCTCCCAAACTTTCCACCACTCACGTTTAATGATAGCACCTTCCTCAGACGTTGGGTTTTGCATCCACTGTGCGTTCCATTTAGGAATTGATAGCGATGCCTTAACCGCTTCTAGTTCATCCAATTTCCAATATCCAGGCCAAACAGGTTTACCTGTAGATAGGATAGCTGGGAAATTAACTAGTTCCCATTGATCTGATTTTAATTCCTTTTGGTGTTTTAATAATTGCCCTGTTAAATCTTTAGTATTCCATCTAGTCATTACTACAACTATTGCTCCACCGGGTTGTAACCTTTGACGAGGTCCTGATGTATACCATTCATAAGCCCGTTCAAGAGCTGTTAGGTTCATTGCGTCTTGCTCTGAGTGTGGATCATCTATTACAAGTAAATCTGCACCACGACCTGTTATTGCTCCACCAACACCAGATGCAAAATACTCACCACCTTGTGCTGTCTCCCAACGTCCTGCAGCTTGCGAGTCTTCTCTTAATCTTGTCTCAAAAACTTCTTTGTACTCAGGACTATCCATTAGTGTTTTAGCTTTACGCCCGAATCTGATTGCTAGTTCCCCGGTGTGAGTTGTTTGAATTATTTTTAGTTTAGGTCTACGACCAATCATCCAAGCGGGCAGCAAGGAGCTAGCGAACTCGGACTTTGTATGTCTGGGTGGCATATTGACAATAAGTCGTTTGATTTTGCCTTCTGCTATTTGATTAAATTTTTTTGCAATAATTTTGTGGTGATCGCCTTCAATGAAATCTGGCCAGATGTGTTTGGTAAAAGATAAAAAATCTTCTCTTATTTTCAGTATCTTCTTCTTTTCATTAAGCTTTAAGTACATCTTCATGTAGTCCTTCTTGATGTCAGGTGGCAGCTTCTTAATCTTTTCTAAGTCTATTTCCATATATTTTTTTTGCAAAATTTTTTTAAGGTGTTTTTGTAACCCATTTGGTTTTTACAAGCTATGACAATCCAGATCAAGCATTAATGACAACAGTTCGAGGTACTTTTTTTTATATATAAATTAATAATTATATAAAAATGCAAAATAGTAAACGGTTGTGGTACCTCTATGGAATTCTACCTGGAGTTGTACCTGGTTGCGAGTGGCGAGGAACTAATACATTTTATCTAGTAATTATTACTAGTGATAACTAAACATTATTAATAGTAATAATATATATTAGAACTATTCTAAACTGCCTCGAGCTTACCAATACAATTCGCTAGACCTTCGCACCTCGCATCTAGTTTCAAGCCACGTGTGGCGAGGGTTTCAATTTGATTGCCCTCGTAAAGTTTTAGGCTTTGATCAAGAGTTTGCATTGCAAGGATAAAAGAATTTATAGGGTGCTTGATATGGAAGGCGATTTGGTGAGGTGAGAAGGTCAATCTGTTACTTTTAGTAACCTTCAACTCTAATGTAAAAAAAGTATTATTCTTATTATATCCCAATAGATCTGGTGTTCCTAAATGGCTTGTATTCTCAACCTTAACCCAAATTATTTGGGGGGTTTTATTCTT